GGTGGTGGCCAGGTGCGAGGACGCCGAGCGCTGGGCACATGACCTGAGCAAGACCTACCCGAAGTACTCCCGCCGGGAAACGCAGCAAAAACTGAAACAGGCTTCTGGCGACAAGGTGGCGCCGGTGACTTGCGCCTACGTGGAGTCGGACCTCAACGGCGTCCGATTCTGCGCCGATTGTCTCTTTCGCGGAAACGTGAACTCGCCCATCGCGATCGGCAGGATCGAAGGAGTCGAAGCCGGGCCCGAACCGGAACCCGAAGCCCCGTCAGGCGATGATCCGCCGCCACCCGAACCGCCAAAGCCCGCCGAAGCCGCGGCGACGAAGATCGAAAAGTACACCGACCTGGGAAATGCCCGCCGCTTCGTGGCCCGGTATCGCGGGGCGGTTCTCTACTGCGAGGCATGGGGCCGTTGGTTCCTGTGGGATTCCATGCGATGGGCCGAGGACGAACGGCTCGAGGTTATGGCCCGCGCCGCCGACCTGATTCGCAGCCTGTATGCGGTCGCCAAGAAGATCAAGGACGAAGACGAAAGGAAAGCGTTCCTAAGCCACCTGATCAAGTCGGAATCGCACCGGTCTATTCACGCCATGGTCACGCTGGCGAAATCGGATCGCACGGTGGCGCGGCATCCTGATGATTTCGACAACGACCAGTGGCTGTGCGCCGTCAAGAACGGCACCCTCGATCTGCGGACCGGCCAACTGCGGTCCCACGACCAGAAGGACATGATCACCAAACTTGCGCCCGTTGTCTACGACCCTGCGGCGCAATGCCCGAACTGGTTGGCCTTTCTGGACATGATCATGCTCGGCCGGCAGAGCCTGGTCGATTTTCTGAAGCGCGCGCTGGGTTCGAGTTTGACTGGAATCACCAGCGACAAGGCCATGTTCATCCTCTACGGGCCTGGTGGCGATAACGGCAAATCCACCATGGTGGAAGTCATCGAAATGCTCCTCGGGAACTACGCCCGGCGAACGCCGGTAGAGACGTTCCTCAAAAAGCGTGAAGGGAGCATCCCGAATGACATTGCCCGTCTCCGCGGCGCGCGGTTTGTTTGGGCCGCCGAGAACGACCGCGGGGTGCGGCTCGCCGAATCCCTGATCAAGGAAATGACGGGCGGCGACCGAATGGCGGCGCGTTTCCTGCACGGCGAGTTTTTCGAGTTCATGCCGACGTTCAAGATCTGGTTCGCGACGAACCACAAGCCCACCATTCGCGGCGACGCGGCCATCTGGCGGCGGCTGAAGCTCGTTCCTTTCGACTACACCATCCCAAAGGATCGGCAAAAGAAGCGCCACGAGGTCATGGCGATGTTTCAGTCGGAATTGCCGGGCATTTTGAACTGGGCCATCGGAGGGTGCCTGGAATGGCAGCGCGACGGGCTGGGCGTGCCGGATGAAGTCATCAATGCAACCCGCGAGTACGAATCGGAACAGGATACGTTCTCGATGTTCCTGGAAGAGAAATGCGTGCGCGTCGCCAATGCGCGGGTGCTTTCGCTGGCACTGTACCGGGAATACAAAACCTGGGCCGAGGAGCATGGGGAGACGGCTGCCAGCCACAAGACCTTCGCGTCCCTGATGAGCGAACGGGGCTTCGCCAAGTCAAAAACCATGAAGGGCGCGCTCTATTCCGGCCTGGGTCTGCGCACCGAAGACCACTATGATTCGCCGAATGCGGCGCAAACGACGCCGAGGCAATCGCGCTTTGATCGCGACGATGACGGTGAGGAGGTTTGAGCACAACCCGTCATGCCCTATCGATTAAGCCCTTTAGATTCAGTAGACGCATATGACGGATGCCGGGTTATGACGGATTTTCCCATTTTGCACACATGGCGCGCGCACACACACACCTGAGAGCTAAATGCGAAAACCCGTCATAACCCGTCATCCGGCATTGATCCGTCATTGGGAGGTTGGCTGTGGATATTGAAGCTGTCCTGGACCGGCTTATGGAAGCGAGCGTCTCAGTTTGGCTGGATGCCGACGGCAAATTGCGCATGGACAAAGGCGCGCCGGAGGAAGTGAAGGCTCTCGTTCGCGAGCACAAGCAGGAGTTGACGGACGTGCGGAAAGCGCAGGCCGTGATGAACCGTCCAGGCATGCGCTGCATCCGCTTGCCATTGGGCCACCTTGCCGTAGCCTATCCCCTCGGCGCGGATCTGGATGAAATTCGCTGGGCGATGAAGGTGCTTCGCATGGACCCGATGCCGCTGGTGTTCAACGACGAGGGTCTGCGCTGGATGACGTGGGACGAGTGGAAGCTACGCCGGCGCGTCTGGGACGGATCGAAGGAAGATCCAGAGCAGGACGTTCGCCAGAGCGAGCCGCAGAAGCCACAGAAGTTACAGTTCGGGAGAAAGACGGCATGACGAGCGAAGGCGCAATTGTGAAAGCGATCTTGGCCTACCTGAATGGCCTGCCCGGCTGCCTGGCGCGAAAGCGATGGGGCGGCGGCATGGGCGTGGCCGGCGATCCCGACATCGACGCCTGCATGCGCGGCCGCAGCGTTCAACTCGAGGTGAAGCGCCCAGGCGAGAAGCCGACGCCGCTGCAACTGAAGCGGCTCGAAGAGTGGCGGCGAGCGGGCGCCGTGGTTGCTGTTGTTCACGGCGTTGGCGAGACACGAGAAATCCTGGACAGTATTCCATTCGCTGGCCGGACAGATTGCACCATGTGAGCGTATATAGTATTCGAACGGGCGGTTCGGTTCGACAGGCGAGCGCCAAGCGCAACCTTCGAAAGCTCCCTCCTCGCTTCTGCATCATCTCTCTGCGGGCATACCCGCAATCCCACCTGGGCATTACGCGAAAACTATGCGCAAAAATATCCGAATCGAAAACCCGGTGTCCGGTTGTGGATTCACCTCGAAGAATCGTGCCAAGAGGTTTGTGGCGCAGGGACGAGCGGAGTGGGTAGAGGCCGGCGTTTCCATCCGGTTTGTTCAGTCGGATCATCGGCACAGTTCCGCACAGAAGGCTGTGGATCAGACGCGCTGGTCGTATGATCGGGCGGCGAACACCGGCATGGCGCAGATCGCCGAATTGGCGAACCTGCCCATGATCCGGCCTGCTGTACTCATGGGAATCGGCCGACGGAAGGGCGCCAGCAGGCACACGTTCCTGGCAACGCAGGGGCTCTGACGCCGGTGACCAAAACGACTGCGGAAATTCCGCAGTCAGTTTGAACACGCATGCGCTGCCCCGAATGCCTGAGCGACGCCGTCGCCGTCCACGAGTACGACTTCGGGGTCTGCCAGCAGACGGGCTATCACGATAGCGGTGCCAGGTTTCGGTGTCGTGCCTGCGGTGCCACGGGGGACGTGGACGACCTCGTGGCGGAAGGACAGGAGTCATGACAAAAAGGTCCATCGGAGGCCGGCATGTTGCGAAGGAGCGTGGACTCATCCCGGCATGGTCCGGATGGCCGTTCGGGCGCGAGGTGCGGAACGCGACGGCTGTGCTCCGCAACCGCAACGGGCGACGAATGACGAAGGAGAACGGCGAGCCAATGAAAGGACGGAAGCCATGCCAAGGGTGATCACACCCGAGATCCTTGCGGAGCGCGTTTGCAGGACGCTCGATCGACCTGCCAAGGAAAACGCCGAGAGCCTGACCGAGATCCTGCGGGTGGCACTCACCGAGATGCGCGACCAGGCGATCGGGGCGGCAAAGGCGGTCTGCCTGGAGATTGCGGAGGACGAAGCCGAGCGATGCCGAGGCGTGGGTGCGACGGTGGCGCAGCAGACGGCGCTGACCATCGCGGCGCGCATTCGCAAACGGCATGTCGAGGTTGCCCGCCACTATTCAGGGACCTGACCCGGCATCGGCGGCCGCGGCTTGAAATGTTGCGCAGTTTGCCTAGTTACAGGGGTTTACGCAGGTTGTCACTTCAGGTTGTCACCTCTCCCTGGAGCCACTTGGCCAGCAGCCAGCTTGGACTCGCTTGACTTACGGCAGCGTGTGTTCGGGCATCGAGGCTGTGACCGTGGCCTGGGAGCCGCTGGGCTTCCGGCCGGCATGGTTTGCCGAGATCGATCCGTTTTGCTCCGCACTGCTGGCGCACCGACACGCGGGTGTTCCCAACCTTGGCGATTTCACGACCATCGAAGAAAGCCGCCGTCCAATCGACGTTCTGGCCGGAGGAACTCCCTGCCAGTCCTTCTCCCTCGCCGGAAGACGTGGCGGCCTGGAGGATGCGCGTGGCAACCTGGCCATCGAGTTTTGCCGGCTTGCTGGCCGACTGCGGCCTCGCTGGATCGTCTGGGAAAACGTCCCCGGTGTTCTGTCCTCGAACGGCGGCCGGGACTTCGGATCCATCGTCGGGACGCTGGCGGAACTCGGGTATGGTTGCGCCTGGCGAGTGCTGGACGCTCAGTTCCTCGGAGTGCCCCAGCGACGCCGTCGCGTCTTCGTTGTCGGACATCTTGGAGACTGGCGGCGTGCAGCAGCGGTACTTCTTGAGCGCGAAGGCTTGTGCCGGGATACTCCGGCGCGCCGCAAAGCGCGGGAAGACGTTGCCGGATCTCTTGGCGGCGGCACTGGCGAGCGTGGCTGGTGCAACGACCTTGACCGGTCGGGAGCGTTCGTGTCCATGAGCCTGAACGCAAAGGGAGGCTGTGGACGGCTGGATGGCGAGAGCGAAACTTTCGTGGCATCCGGTTGTGGCTATTGGAACGAATCGGAATCGGCGGAAACGCTTGGGACGCAGGGACGTGCGCTCTACGAAAGTACTGCCATCGTTGGCCCGCTGGCCCCAACGGCGTTCTCCGCGAAGGACCACGGAGCCGACGCCGGACCACTCGCGCCGACGCTCCGCGCGATGCCCCACGACCGCAGCCATGCAAACGCGGGCGGCCAGGTCGCGGTGTGCTTCGAGAGTCGCGTGGCGCGAAACGGGCGGGGCAGCCCATCGGAAGTTGTGCCGCCGCTCAAGGCACAGTCAGGCGGGACAGGTCGTGGCGACGGCGCACCACTGCTCGCGGTCGGCGGGCCCTTGGCGGTCAGGCGATTAACCCCGCGTGAGTGCGAGCGGTTGCAGGGGATGTCGGACGATTACACGTTGATCCCATATCGCGGAAAGCCCGCTGCGGATGGTCCGCGGTACCGGGCGATTGGAAACTCGATGGCGGTGCCGGTGATGCGGTGGATCGGCCGCCGAATTCAGATAGTGGACGGCATTGGTGGCTGAGGCTCGTATCTCGCCCGCCATGGCGCGGCAAATCGAACTGTGGCCCGTCGAGCGGCTGGTGCCATACGCCAGGAATGCGCGGACGCATTCCGACGATCAGATTGCCCAGATTGCGGCGAGCATCGTGGAGTTCGGGTTCAACAATCCGGTCCTGGTGGACACCAACGCCGGGATCATCGCCGGCCACGGCCGCCTGTTGGCCGCGCGGAAATTGCGGCTGGAGCACGTGCCAGTGGTCGTGCTCGATCACCTCAGCGAGACGCAGAAGCGTGCGTACATCCTCGCGGACAACCGGATCAGTGAGAACGCCGGGTGGGACGAAGACACGCTGGCGGCGGAACTCGGGGAACTTCAATCCGCCGATTGGCGGCTCGATCTGCTGGGCTTCTCTGAGGAGGAACTGGCCAAGCTCCTGGCCGATGCCGAACCTGCGGGAGAGGCTCCTGCCGCGGCAGAAGAAGAGATCCCCGAAGCGCCGGCGGATCCGGTAACGCGGGCGGGAGACGTCTGGTTGATCGGAAAGCACCGGCTGATTTGCGGGGACTGTCGCGACCATGGGACGCGCACGCGACTGTTCGACGGGATGAAGGCGAACGTGGTGATTACGTCGCCGCCATACGCTACACAGCGTGAGTACGATCCCGCGAGCGGTTTTAAGCCGGTGCCCCCGGAAGAGTATGTGGAGTGGTTCCGCGCAGTGGCCAGCGGGGTTGAGGCGGTGCTGGTGCCGGACGGTTCCTACTTCCTGAACATCAAGGCGCACGCCGACGAGGGCGAGCGGAATTTGTACGTGATGGATCTGGTGCTGGCGCACCGGCGGCAGTGGGGCTGGCGCTTTGTCGACGAGTTCTGCTGGCGCAAGACCGACAACGGCGTGCCAGGCGGTTGGGGAAACCGTTTCAAGAACGCGTTCGAGCCCATTTACCATTTCTGCCGGCAGCAGCAGATCAAGTTCCGGCCGAAGGCAGTCGGGCACGAGTCGGAGGACTGCTTCGACTACAACCCGAACAATCCGAAATCGACTTCCGGCAGCGGCTTGCTGGGCACGGGGCCGCGCGGCGCAGCAGCCGACGGCGGCAAGAACCAGAGCGCGTGGCAACGCAGCCGGAGCAGCTTGTCTGACGATTCGGAAGGGCGACACGCGGGCGTCGCGCGGCCTTCCAACGTGATCGAGGTCCGCACGGAGTCCGGTCAGGGATCGCACTCCGCTCCGTTTCCGCGACCGCTCGTCGAATTCTTCCTGCTGGCGTTCAGCGATGCCGGCGATGTGGTGTTCGATCCGTTCATGGGGTCGGGAACCACGATGGCCGCGGCGGCAATGTTGGAACGCGCTAGCTATGGCTGTGAAATCAGCCCCGCCTACTGCGACGTGATCCTGCGCCGGATCATGAACCTGACCGGTGATACGGCGATGCTCGCGGCAACGAAAAAAACATTCGCTGCGGTCGCAGAGTCGCGCGGCGTGCCCGCCGACAGGGCCTGAACCGTTCTCAACAAGTTTGCAGCACCCAAAACAGCGGTCCGGCGATCCGGGCTGCATGACCCAAACCGCAACTCCAACCGAAAGGACTTTTCCCGTATGGCCGAAACGAATCCCAATCTCTCCCCGAGCGTCACCCACCAGCCGAGCTTGCTGGGCGGCGCCGAAAACATCAAGCTGCTCTTCGACGAAGAGCTGGACAACCGGCGCGAAACCCTGGCGCGGCAGCGCGCCTGGGAAGCGGTATCGCTGGATCTGGCGCAGACCGCCAGTCGGCGCGCGCAGAACGCCGCCACGATCGATCACGCCATCAACGCCGGCATCGTGTTGTCCGGCCAGGTGGGCACGACCGAGGGCCAGCAGACGGTATCGCCCGCCGGCACGGCGGCCAGCGAGACCACCAAGGGCGCTGTCGCCGCGGCCGGAGCTGGCGAAGCGGTGAGCGCCGAGGCCGTCACCGCCAACGTCGCGAACCTGTTCACCTCCCTGACGCCGGTGATCGCGAGCGCTCTGGCCGCCGCCATCTCGCAGACCATCGCGGCGCTCGTGCCGGTGGTGGTGACGGCTTCCGGAGGGGCGTCGACCCCTTCCCAGACGCAGCCCAAGGCCGCGTAGATCTCCCCATACGGGAGATCCCTACCGGGGGCGGTCACGGACGCTTCGGCTCCGGGGCCGCCTCCAAGGGCCTTCTCGTGTGGACCAGAAAGGATAAGACGATGAACTTTTTGCAAATCATTCAGACGATTCTCAGCGTGGCTCCCTCCGGCATTCAGTTGACGCAGGAGGTGGTGGCGCTCGTGCAGGCCATCGAAGCCGCTTTCACAGCCGGCCAGACTCCGGCGACTCACCAGCAGGCCGTGGCGTCGGCTCTCGGCGCCCACCTCGCCAAGGCGTAACTCCCCATCAAAATGAAGACCGCGCAAGATACGACCACGAGTCAGGGGAGTTCAGTGACACCCGAGCGTGTCTTGCGCGATCTTCTCGTGGAGCGCTGGCAGGTCGACCGCCTGATTCCCTACATCCGCAATGCGAGGACGCATACGGAGGAGCAGGTCGCACAGGTTGCCGCCAGCATCGTCGAGTTCGGGTGGACGAATCCAATCCTCGTCGGCGCGGATGGAGTGATCATCGCAGGTCACGCGCGCCTGCTTGCCGCCCGGAAACTCGGGATGACCGAAGTCCCGGTCATCGTCCTCGATGACCTCTCCGAAACGCAGCGCCGCGCGCTGGTCATCGCAGACAATCGGCTGGCGATGAATGCCGGTTGGGACGAGGAGATGCTGCGGGTCGAGTTGGAGTCGCTCCAGGTGGACGGCTTCAATCTGGACATCGTCGGCTTCAGCGATGAGGAAATTGAAACGCTGCTCCAGGAGCCGGAAGAAGCTCACGCCGGGAACACCGACGACGATGCAGTCCCGGAGACACCGGAGACTGCGGTCACGGCCCCCGGCGATGTCTGGATTCTGGGTGAGCACCGCCTGCTCTGCGGCGACAGCACGCAGATGGAATCCGTGGAGAAGGTGCTCGCCGGTGGCCTCGCCGACATGGTCTTCACCGATCCGCCTTACAACGTGAACTACGGCGCGACGATGAAGGACAAGCTCCGCAAAAAGAACCGCAAGATCGCCAATGACAATCTGGGCGATGGCTTCGAGCAGTTCCTGCGGGACTCCTGCACGAACCTGTTGGCGGTGACCAAGGGCGCTATATACATCTGCATGTCGTCGTCGGAGATCCACACGCTGCAGCGGGTGTTCCGCGAGGCGGGTGGGCACTGGTCCACGTTCATCGTGTGGGCGAAGAACACCTTCACGATGGGGCGTTCCGATTACCAGCGCCAGTACGAACCGATCCTGTACGGATGGAAGGAAGGCACGGATCATTTCTGGTGCGGCGCCCGCGATCAGGGCGACGTCTGGTTCATCAAAAAGCCTTCGGTGAACGACCTGCACCCGACCATGAAGCCTGTGGAACTGGTGGAGCGCGCCATCAGGAACAGCAGCAAGGGCCGCGATACGGTGCTCGATCCGTTCGGCGGCTCTGGCACCACTCTGATCGCATGCGAGAAGTCCGGCCGCCAGGCGCGCGTCATTGAGTTGGACCCGAAGTACTGCGACGTGATCGTCACCAGGTGGCAGGAGTTCGCCGGGAAGCAGGCGCGGCACGCAGAGAACGGACGCGCATTCGCAGACACGAGTAAGTCAAACGAGGAGGATCGATGCCAACCCCTGGAATCATAGTGGCCGCGATGGCGGTCGCTCTGGTGGTAATCGGAGCACAGAAGACAGTGCATGGCGTGAAGAAGGTGGGTCACCAGATCGGATGCCTTGCGAAGACGGGCCACAAATGCCCGCCGAAGCCGCAGCCTGCAATGACGAAGTAGCAGCAGCCGCGGCGCCGGATCTCCAACGTGAGATGGCGCGGTGCCGCACTGAGATCGCCGCCGTCGAAGCGTTGCTGCGCGGTGGTCACCCGGACGTCGTCGGCCTGTGTCTGGCACTCTCGGACTGGTCCGCCGAACTACGCATTCTGGAGGGCAGACGTGAACGATCATCTATTTCAGATTCTGATCCCCGTGACCGGGCTGGTGTCCGGACTGATCGCGACCTATGTCAGCCTTCAGAATCGGGCGCTGCTGGCCGAGGTACGTAGAGAGCTGGCCGAGTTGGAGAATCGCATCATTGCGCGGATCAACGGTACCTATGTCCGCGCGGGGGAATGCCAACTCCGGGAGCAGCTGGTCCACGAAAGACTCGCCGCCATCGCCGAGGATCTGAAGAACAGAAACGCCGCCGGCGATTAGACCGGCGGCGCGTTTCAGTGCAGGGCTGTTACTGCGCGACCTTGTAAGCACGGACCCCATCGGGGCGCTTGAAAGATTCGACGGTGAGGCCCATCTTCTTTCCGAGGCTGCCGGAGATGAAGCCTCGGACGCTATGCGCCTGCCAGTCCGTAGCGGACATGATGTCGGCGAGCGTGGCGCCGTCCGGGCGTTTCAGCATGTCGAGGACGATGGCCTTCTTGCTGCCATCGCGCGCCGTGGGCGTGGCGTCCTTGGCGGTGGCAGCCTTGGTCGCCTTCGCCTTCTTCGGCGCGACAGGGGCGGCCTGTGGCGCGGGGGTTGGCGTCAGGGCCTGGATGGCCTTCCAGATGCGGGAGACCGCCGTCTTGCGGTCGGTGAACTTCTTGACCGGCTTCAGTTCGCCGAAGGGCGGCGCGCCGGCGAAGGCGTTCCAGACTTCGACGAACCGCGTAATGGGCCAGTCGGCGGAGAGCTTGGCGAACTCCTTTTCGGTGGTGAAACGGTCTTGGCCTTCTGAAATCTGCTCGGCGGCGGCGAAGGCAGTGATGTTGTTTTCGGTGTCGATGGTGAAAGTCGTCATGGTGGTCTCCTGTTTCAGAATTCGATCTCGTCGGCGATCCGGCGCGCCTCTTCGTCAGTGAGGCGTTGCAAGCCTCCCTGCTTGATCCATGCGTCAACGGCATCCTGGACGGCGTTCCAGAAGTCCGTTTCCTCGTTGTCAAAGGGCCGTTCGAACGCCCCGCCGTAGCCGTTGGCGTCCGTGTAGTCGTGCAGTTCGCTGAAGGAGGCGCAGGTGCTGGGGACGGTCCCGGAGGCGACATCCGCGAGGATCTCGGCCTTGGCCCGCTCCACAACGCGACGCAGTTCGTCGGCGCTGAAGTCCGGCAAGCGCGGGTTGCGGATTTGTTCGCGGCACCCTTCTGCAGCCGGCTTCACCGCCGAGCGGAGGCGGGCGGCGGTGCGGATGCGGATCTCGCGGCCGGTGGCGAGGTTGGTGCCGTACCATCCGCCGCGTGGGTGTTCGCGAGTGATGCGAACCTTGGCCAGCGTGCCGCTGACCTTCACGATGTAGGTCGTGCCGATTTGTACGTTGTGTTTCTGCATGTTCAGTACTCCAGTCCTTTCCGGTCCACCGCGCTGCGGTCGCCCAGGCTGGCGAGGACGTAGGCCAGTTCCTCGGTGACGCGGCCGAGGTCGCCAGCATACCCCCAGTTGGCGGGTTCCTGAGTCTGGTCCTTCTGGTGTTGCTCCAGGCGGCTGGCGATGCGCTTCAGAAGATCCTGGCACTCGGTGTGGCGTTCGGCGTAGCAGGCGGCGGTTTGTTTGGTGGTCTTGGTGGTGCGTGGCATCGAACACATACATCACTTCAGTCGCGGCGAATAGCAACTCTGAAGTTCGATTTTTCAAAAGAAAGATCCACTGGGCGAACGTATGGCGATGATGGGCATTTCTCTTCGGGCCTACGCGCGGATGCGCGGGTGCAGTCTGCCCGCCGTGCAGAAAGCCATCGCCAGTAAGCGCATCACGACGCTGCCGGACGGGAGCATTGACCCGGAGCGCGCCAACCAGGAGTGGGCCAAAAACACCTTCGCCGGCCAGACGGTCAACCGGGCTCCGGCCGCAGCACCGAAGGAGCGGGTTTCCCCGATGCCCGAACCGCCCGCAGCAACGGGCGATCCGGTCGCTCAATACCTGCGTGCCCGAGCGGTCAAAACGAGCTTCGAGGCGCGGACGGCACAGTTGGAATACGAGGAGCGAGCAGGCAAGCTGATCCAGGCGGTGCGCGCATCGGAGTATGCCGCGAGTTTCTCGGCCATCGTGAAAGACCACCTCCAGGCACGCGCCGACCGATTGGCACCAATGCTGGCTGCCGTCAACGACGAGAAAGCGATCCATCGGCTACTGAAAAACGACGATGAGGCCGTGCTGCGCAAAGTGAGCAAGGCCATCGCGGACGCGGGTTTGTAACATGCATCCGTTCTCCATCCACGAAGTCGGAGCCGCAGCCATGCTGCCGCCGCGCGAGATTACCGTTTCGCAGTGGGCGGACGAGAACCGCGTGCTGACCGGCGGCGCGGCGGCCGAGCGGGGCCAGTGGCGCACGCGGCCTTACCAGCGCGAGCCGATGGACGTGCTCAGCCCCAGCCATCCCTGCCGCCAGGTCGTGGTGCTGTCGGGAGCCCAGATCCTCAAGACGGAAGTGCTACTGAACTTCATCGGCTTCATCGCCGATGTGGATCCGGGGCCCGTGCTGGTGGTGGAACCGCGCACCGAGGATGCCAAGGCGCTCTCGAAGGACCGCGTGGCGCCCATGTTTCGCGCGACGCCGGCACTCCGCGGGAAGATCGCGCCCGTCAAGTCGCGCGATTCGAGCAACACGACTCTGCACAAGGTTCTCGCCAATGGCGCAGGGCAAATCACGCTGACCGGGGCGATCTCGCCTTCGGGGCTGGCCATGCGGCCGATCCGCTATGCTCTGCTGGATGAGGTGGACCGTTACCCGGCGAGCGCGGGCACGGAGGGCGACCCGGTGTCGCTGGCCATCCAGCGCACCGCGGAGTTCGCCCACAACAAGAAGATCGTCATGGCGTCCACGCCGACGATCAAGGGTGTCAGCCGCATCGAGTTGGCTTGGCGTGAGAGCGACCAGCGAGATTACTTCGTGCCTTGCCCGCAGTGCGGGTGCTTCCAGGTGCTCGCGTTCGGCGATGGCACGGGGCCGGGCGTTGTGTGGCCGGAGGGGAAGCCGGAAGACGCTACGTATCGCTGCGCCGAGTGCCGCGAGCTCATTCCTCACCGCTTGAAAGCCGAGATGGTGGATCGCGGCGAATACCGCGCGGCGAACCCGTCCTCGCCGATCCCCGGCTTTCGCGTCTCGCAGTTGATCTCGCCCAAGAAATCCTGGGGAGAGATCGCGGTGGAATTCCTGGCCGCAAAGAAGTCGCCGGAGACGCTGAAAGCATTTCTGAACACGGTGCTCGCTGAGTTGTGGGAAGAGACCCACGAAGTAGCGACGGATGCTCACGCGTTGTGGAGTCGCTGCGAGCCGTTCGAAGCCGAAGCGCCGGACGGCGTGGCGCTGATCACGGCTGGCGTCGACGTGCAGGCCGACCGGCTGGAGATGGAAATCGCCGGCTGGGGGCGCGATGAGGAATCGTGGTCGATTGCCTATCACGTGATCCCTGGCGATGTTACGCGCAATGAGGTGTGGGAGCACTTGGAAGCTCTACTGCTCTCCGAGTACCTGCATGCGTCGGGGCTGCCGATGCGGATCGTCGCGACGTGCATCGACTGCGGATTCAAGGATGCCACCGTGCTGCATTTCACGCGTGACCGCTACAACCGCCGTGTGTACGCCACGAAGGGGCGCGCGGGGGAGTCGCCGATCTGGCCACGCAAGCCGAGCCGGAAGAACCAGACGCCGTTCTTCATGATCGGCGTGGACGCGGCGAAGACAGCGATCTACGACCGGCTGAAACTCCGGGACGTGGGGCCGGGCTATTGTCACTTCCCGATCGGGCGGGACCTCGAGTACTTCGAGCAGTTGACCGCCGAGAGGAAGTTCACGCGGTACCACAACGGGTTTCCGAAGCAGGAATGGCGGAAGCCGGCCAACGCTCGCAACGAAGGCTTGGACGCGCGGGTCCTCGCGTACGCGGCGCTACACGCGCTGTACGCGAGCGGCTTGAAACTCCCGGTGCATTGCGATCGCTTCGCGCGGATGGTGCAGACACGCCGGGGGGAGGCGCCACTGGCGATTCCGGCGGTGCCAAAGCCGTCCAGCACCGACCGCCCCGCACCTCCCAGCGAGCGCAGCGACGACCCATGGATACCGCGTCGCAACTGGTTCGGACGGAATTGATATGGCTCTAACGATTCAGCAGTTGCAAGCGAACTTGGACGCGGTCACCCAGGCCATCGGAGGCCCCACGCTCAAAGTCCGCTTCCCGGATGGGCGCGAGGTAACTTACCGCTCGACGGACGAGCTTCTGAAGGCGAAGGCCGCCATCGAAGAGGATATCCGCAAGACCAGCGGGCAGACCGGAAGCCGCGTCCGGTTCGCGCAGCACCAGCGCGGCGATGGTCCCACGGGTCCAACGCTGGACGACCGCTGGTAACGAAATGAATCTTCTCGATAAGGCAATCGGCATCGTGGCGCCGCGCGTTGCGTTGCAGCGTGTGCGCAGTCGCGTGGCACTCGAATTGACCACGGGATATCTGGAGCGGCACGCGCAGCGATTCCGGTACGAAGGCGCCACCGCCGGCCGCCGCGCACACGGCTGGTACGCCGCCTCGACGGACGCCAACGTCGAGTTGATGGGGTCGCTGATCTGGCTCCGCAACCGCAGCCGAGATCTCATTCGGAACAATCCCTATGCGGCGCGCGCGGTAGAGGAACTGGCCGGGAATGTGGTTGGGACTGGAATCGTTCCGAAAGCGAAGACCGGCAACACGGCCATCGACAAGATCATTGATGCCGAGTGGCCGTTCTTCGCTGACGGCTGCGACACGCCACAGCGCCTCGATTTCTATGGCATGCAGACGCTGACCGTCCGCACCATGGCGGAATCGGGAGAAGCGATTGTTCGCTTCCGGCCGCGGCCCTCGGACGCCGGCCTGCGCATTCCGCTTCAGCTTCAAATGCTCGAAGCCGACTTCCTCGATCAGGCCCGCACGATGGGACTGATCAACGGCCATGTGATGGAGGGCGTGCAGTTCGACGAGATTGGGCGTCGTGTCGCGTACTGGCTGTTCAGTTATCACCCAGGCGGCGTGCTGATCCTCAACCCGCGGGGCGGAATTGTGAGCCAGCCGGTTCCGGCCGACCAGATCATGCACGTCTACCGCGTGCTCCGGCCTGGCCAGGTGCGCGGCGTGCCGTGGCTCGCACCGGTGATGATGGCGCTCCGGGATCTTGACGATTACTGCGACGCGGAGCGTGTCCGCAAGAAGGTGGAAGCCTGTGTTACGGCGTTCGTACAGCAACCGGAAGGCGTCGATGGCGATCCGCTCGGCATCGCAGGAACCGACCCATCCAGTGGGCTGCCGGTCGAAAGCTTCCAACCCGGCATGGTTGAGTATCTGAAGCCAGGCCAGGACATCAAGTTCAACAACCCGCCGCCAGCGGGCGGGTACCGCGAATACAAGATGACCGAGTTGCAGGGGATCATGGCCGGCATCGGCCTGCCTTACGAACTCGGTACCGGCGACATGTCGCAGGTGAATTACTCCTCCTGGCGCGGCGGGATGCTGGGGTTCCGCAACACGGTGGAGGCCTTTCGTTGGCTCACCTTGATCCCGCTATTCGCGATGCCTGTGTGGCGGCGGTTCATCGACACGCTGATTCTGCAGGGCAAGATTCCGAAATCCGCCGCCGACGATCCGCAGATCGGACTGCGGAGCGTGCAGTGGACCGCGCCACGGTTCGAATCGGTCGATCCGGTGAAGGACGCGGAGGGCGTATTGAAAGATGTCCGCATGGGCCGCAAGACGTGGTTCGAGGCCGTGCTGGAGAACGGTTACGACCCTCCCACCCAGCTTGCGCAGATCGCACTGTTTAACAAGCTGGTGGACAAATTCGAAATCATCCTGGACTCGGACCCGCGCAACACCACGCTCCGCGGCCAGGAGCAGCCGGCGGCAACGGAGGAGCGGACGCCGAGTAGCAAAGCGGCTCCCACCAAGTCCAAGGGCCAGGGTTTCACAGCGTTCTCGGAAGAGGACCTGGGCATGGTCAAGGATCTGCTCGTCGCGGGCATGTCGCGCGCGGGCAGCGGTTTCGAATCGGCCCCACGGTTTTACCGCGGCTAAAGACTCAACCGCAAGGAAGGACGCTTATGAAAGGGAACCCACAGGTAATCGCTGGGCTTCAGGAGGCCGCCAACACGGAAGGCTCCATGATGCTTCAGTATCTTCTCGATCAGCGCGACGTCAAGCGCCTCGGCCTCGACTTGGCCGACGGCCTGAAGCAGATGAAGGAGCAGTGCGAGGATCACATGAAGTGCCTGGTGAGCCGCGTCCTGTTCCTCGAGGGCGCGCCCACGATTGAGTTGAAGCCCGCCGCGACTCACGATAGCGTGACCGAGATTCTGAACGATGCGTTTGCCGCCGAGCAGGCTGCCATCGCGCGTTTCACTGATCTCTGCAAACAGTGCTACGACGCCGGCGACATGTCGAACTTCCACTTCTACCAGCACCTGGTGAAGTGGCATCGCGAGGGCGACGACAAGTTCAAGGGCCACGTCGCGTGGCTGCAGAAGCAACTCTACCAGTTGAAGAAGCTGGGTGAAAACGACTACATCGCCGTCAGCGCGGTGAAGGATTAGGAGGCACGATGCCGCTTCTACGAACCGAAATATCCCCAACGGGTGCCGGCGCGCCGCCGCCCGCGCAGGTTGACGCCGAAGTCTTCTCCGCCGACGCACAGGTGCTGCCGAGCACAGCCAACGCCAAGGACGGCACCATCGATGTGGTCTGGTACAGCGGCGCCGCCGTCCCGAGGGTTGACCGCGCGACCGGCGAACCGTACATGCTCCAGCTCGACATGCAGGGCTGCCGCTTCGACCGGCTGAACAACGGCGCGCCGGTCTTCGATACCCATTTCACTGGCGACGATTTCAAGTCCCTCATGGCGGGCAAGGTCGGCACACGGGCCCAGTTGGGCGTGGTGCGCCGCGCCTGGCCCAATGGCGATAAGGGCATGGCCACGCTGCAGTTCGATCTGGGCGATCCGGATGGCGCCGAGATGTTCCGCAAAGCCAGCACCGGCATTCTGCAAAACCTCAGTTTCGGAACCTTCGTGTACAAACGCGAAAAGGTGAATGCACAGACCGAGGGGATGCCGGAGGGCAAACCACCCTACCTGAACGACAAGGAAATCGGAATGTTCAAGGCTACCGACTGGGAGCCGTTCGAAATTTCGCCTTGCACCGTGCCGGCCGATTTCAACACTTGCTTTCTGAGCGCACAACCCAACGATTCAGTACGGGCAATCAGCCCACAAAAGGAGAAACCTGCAATGGAACAGACGACCACGCAGGACACGGGCGCGGATGCCCGTACTGTGAACGATCAGGCCCTGGCCGCCGCGCGGGAAGAGG